TCGTTGTGTCGCTTAATGTCCCCGTAAAATGTGATGGCAGTTTCCATGTTCCTCTTAATTGTCCATATTCGTTGTTTCCATCACTCCATACTTCTATAGGATTCATAGACGAATTTCTATAACCAGCTATGAGAGATATGTGTCCCTCAAATACTTCCAAACCTCCCCAGTAATCAGATTCCCCTTTTCTTGCTACAATTTGTAGATTTCTGTTTGTATAGATCTCGCTTACCGATTCATCGACTCCCGCAGAGATATTTTCTCTCGGAGCTGGATAAATTACGATAATTCCCTTTTCATTATCATTATATTTGTTCTCCACCAAAAACGCGCCTGCTGTTGTTTCATATCCATATGAATAATATGTCGCTTCGCCTAATTTAGATGAGAATTCTGTGCCATCTATTTCTTTGTGGGATTCTATTTCTCCCTTAATTACGGCATTCATGCAAGTCAATGTTCCGTCTTCAGACATGCTGCTGTTGTCAGACTCCCACATGATTTTTTCAGCCTTCATTCTTATCTTATTCGCCTTTTTGTCAACGATAAGTTCGCAGTCTTTTTCTGTCAGATCTGTATATTTTGAGGCTTTTTCCCAATCTGATTCCGCATAATTTCCACTCTCTCTCGCTTTAATACAGCGCATCATATCTCCGTCTGGTCCCTGCGCCCAAAGATCTCCTTTCTCATATGGTGTCTTTGGAGTTTCGGTAAACGTTGTCCGTTTCCCATCCGCAGTATCTTGTGCAGCTGCAGCTGCTTCCATCGCTTTCTGTATATCCGGATCTTTATCTAATAGCCATTGCCATTTTCCATCCACTTTGCAGAATATGTATGTCGCTTTTTTTGAAAGCCAGTAGAACGTGTCTGCATTGTGTTTTTGCCGTTCCTCTTCCGTTGTCCACTCACTGGCTGGCAGATTGTCCATCGTTGGTTCATAGTCCTTAAAATAATTTTCAACCTTTCCATCAATTTGTTTCTGCAGATCGCTGATTTTTGGAGTGTATGTGTCTTTGATAAAATTATTTACAGTACTATCATCGGTATATCCGTCTTTTTTACCCCAGTCATCTGCATTATACGCTCCCGCCGATCGTGCTGTTTTGCACACGAGTATCGTGGATCCGGTAAAATATACGTCCCCTTCGTTATATGGTGGTACCGGTGTATTGATATAAATCGAAGATTTGCCGTCTATTTCATTGAAAATTTTGTCAGGAATGTCCTCCGGCACCCAATTGCCCGATTGGTATATCCATTTTTCTTTTGTGACCGGATTATACCAAAGATCTCCTTCGTGCTCCGCTTTGGTTTCTTCGCACTTTACGATAATCTCTTTACCGTCCACATCTAGGATTGGATGCCCGTCTACATCTCTCCATGCTATCTCCGTGATTTTACCCCATGCCAGTGATGGATCTTCTTCCTGTGTCCACGTTTCGATTTTATTGCTGATCTGTTCTTTTAGCTTTTCAATATCAATGTTGTAGACCTCATCGACAAAATTCTGTAATTGTTTTTTTGCTATGTCCGCAACCGATTGTCCTGTTATGGCAAATGTTTGTGCGTTTATCCTTACAATACCCGTGTCGCAGTTTACGTAGAAGACTTCATTTCCGTTTTCATCTGTAACCTTAAATTCTCCAGTATTAATCCAGTTCGCATTGATTCCTCTGGCTGTAATTGTATTGAACAGAGCATTTCCGTTCCGGTCAATCGCCCATGTAGTCCCACCGTCCAGAGATGCGATAATTCCGTTGGTTGTCCAGTAGCAAGTATATCCCGATTCTTTCAGGTTTGGTTTGTCGTGCATGTAGTATATGGTGCTTCCATCGTCCTGTTTCACCCCTGTAATGTACATGCCGAATCCCTGGCCAATGAGTTTTGTAATTTGTTCAACCTTCTGATCATAGTGTTCAACCTGCTTCTTTGCGGCTTTTCTCGCGGCTATTATGGCCTGCGTAGATGCGCTGTATCGTTGGCTGCTGTTTCTTTCTGCGCTTTTAGCATTACATTCTATCTGCTGCAGGCGTCCAGGCTGGGTTGTCACCTGTGTCAGGTAACTTCTTTGCAGTTTTCCGTCTTTATCTCTCACAAGTACAGGATCGCCTGCTTCATATGCAATATCCGTGTATCTGTTTGCTTGGAACGGACGGAATGTAAGGCCTACGCACTTTTGGCCAATCATAGTAGCTACTGTATCGCCAGCGCCTTTTGGTATTAATTTATTGCCGGTTATTCCTAAGACATATCCATCATTTCCATACATATAGGTTCCGGCTTTATCTTCTTCCGTAGACGCTTCTAAGTACTCGGTAACCTTTATTCCGGTTATCACTACACTTTCAAGATTGATGGTGTATCCGTTGGTTTGTGATATTTCTTCCGCCTCAGTTTCCTCGTTGTACCAGTCAACACATAACTCGCCGTATTCATTGCATCTGAGCCACTGACAGCCGATTTGAGCCGTCCAAGCCAACACTTGGCGGAATGTAAGCCCCTCATCATCCGGCCGCTCAGATATGATATAGTCATCGTTGTCGAATGTCTGTGTATACAGTTGTACTCCACACACATCGCATGCATCTCTTATGATCTGTGCTCTTGTTGCAGGGTACTGTAATCTGCTCTGGCTATAGTTTTTATCGAACTTTCTCATATCATCCTGGCACGTCAGGTTGATTATAGAATCATTTTGATACGGTGCATCTACAACTGTCATCGTGCACATTCGGATCTTTTCTATGTAAGCGTCATCGTATTCTAACAATATTTCTGATCCATTTACATCGAGTATCGATGTTCCATCTATGTCTTTCCATGGAATAGTCTTCGTTTCTTCCAGTCCTGACGGCGATATCCGAAGTCCTACATAACATGTAACTTCCGCCCCTTCGAATGCATAGCCTGAAAATTCGTTTTCAATGTTGTTGATGTTGATTGTGCACTGGTTTACTATTACTGAACCAATTTCGAATTCCGTTCCGGAAGATACTGCATCTTCCAGTTTGAATCCGTTATTCCACAGATCATCATTAGTAAGATGCAGCTCCGTTCCATCTGTCAAGGTGATGTCTATGTATTTCAGGTACTTTGCCACTCCATTATTCTGTTGTTCTTTGAATGCATTTGACAATTTTCTCATGTATGATCACCTTTCTATGACATCAAAACTAACTGAAGAGTATCGTTCTCTTCCTTTCGCCCACCATTTTACTTCAGCTTCCATGTCACCCGTGTAAAATGTTTTTGTTACGTCCGTTCCAATCAGTGGATCCCAGTATGTTACATCTACATATTCTGGCGCGAACGCCTGTAAAACTGCTGTTATCTCCGTCTTTTTCAGCTGTGTCCACCCTAATGAAAGAGTCCTTTTTTCGCCTTTTTTATTCTTATGCATCGTTATGCCGTCATCTCTTCCAGCATCGGATCCGCTTACGTCGCCTTTTTTCCATTTAAATTTAGACGGAGCTTTGAATACTTTTCCTCCTACTCTTATGATTTCATCCATTAGCTCCGCCTCCTATATGGTTTCTACGATCATGTATCGACCGTTATATTTTTCTTTTCCTCTTCGTACCACTTTATATAATGTTTCTGAATCGGTTTTAATCGTGAGTTCTATAACCGGTGCCTGTTTCGACGATGAATCGCTTTCCAGGATACCGCTTGCCTCAAATGCATCCATAACAGCTTCAAATACACCCGCCTTGATACCATCGACGATCTGGTCGTTGTTTGCTACAGCGCTCTTCTTTCCCATTCGTCCTACCATCTCAGGTCCCGACTCACGGGCAACGAACATTTCTCCCGTTGCTGGGAAGCCACCATTCGCATACCACCGCAGATTAAAGCTCGGAACGCTAAATCTAAATGATCCCAGATTGAAGTTATTCCAGTTCCATCCAATATGAGGCATTGGAATATGCACAGAGCTGAAGCCTCTCGCAAATGATGATATTGCATTTTTTCCTACATTCCACAGATTACCAATTCCAGATGATATCAGGCTTGGTATTCCGGATACCGCGCTTCTGATCCGACTTTTATTATTTTCATAGCCCTGTTTGATTCCTGAAACAATTTCAACTCCGCGACTATGAACTTTTGTTTTTACATCACCGATTGAAGAATATACATTTTCTTTCAATGTGGCTACTTTCGAAAGCAATCCGCTTTGTTTGCTGTTTTCATAGCCCTGTTTTACTCCAGCGATCAATTCTGATCCTCTTGATTTTACTTTTCCTGATATGTCTCCAATAGCAGAGAATGCTTCATCTTTCATTTTCCGAACGTTACTTAAGAATGCGCTATCTTTTACAGCTTCATATCCGTTCTTGATTCCTTCAATCGCATTCTTTCCTTTTTCTACGAGCCATTCTTTTGCATTTCCGAGCGCATTTTTCACTTTATCCGGCAAGTTCTTGCACCATTCAATAACACTGTCGAGATTATCTTTCAATCCTTTCAGCAGTCCGGATATGATATGACCGCCTTGCTCTGCCATGACTGTAGATGGACTGTGAATACCGAATGCCTCTTTGAATCCGTCGATAAATGGTGTGAAGATGTTGTCAACTATCCATTTTCCGATATTTTTCAGTCCGTCCAGAATTCCATTTTCAAATCCAGCTACAATATTTTTCCCACATTCAGCCAGTTCTTCTCCGATATCAAATAATGCCTTTATAGCGGCACCTATCAATTCTCCAGCGCTTTTGAATAATCCTTTCCAGTCGTATCCGACCAAAAAGTCTTTGATTCCTCCGGCAATATCTTTAACAAGCTTTCCCCAGTCCGTTTCTTCTATGAATCCGGCCAAAAGATCAAAGATGGCCTTCGGAACTTCCACCAGCAACGTGAGTGTCTTTGTAATGATTCCGCGCCAGTCGATATTATTCAAAAATGTAGCTATCTTAATTCCTATCTGTTTCCAGTCTGTTGTGGCTACTGCCTGTAAAGCAACATCCAGAAGTCCTTTAATGCCTTCCGATAATGCTTTTCCAGCTTTCGCCCACTCTATTGTCTTTACAGCACCATTGATCAGATCTCCAATGGCTTTGCCGAATTTCTTCCAGTCGAATGTTGTTACAAACGTATAGGCAAAATCTATCGCCGTATTCAGACCGTTTCCGATCGTACTTCCGACAAGAGTCCAGTCTACCGCTGCTATGAAGCCATTCAGGAATGTGGCAATTACTTTTGCAATTTTACTTGAGGTTTTTCGAATCTTATCCCACGGAATACTTTCCAGTGCCTGATTGAGCTTTTCGCCTACTATCCTTCCAATTTCTGTAAAATCTCCTGATTTCCAGGCTTCTTTCAGCTTGTCGGCAAACTCTTTTATTTTGTTTGGAATGGATGCCTCTTCGAACATGTCACTCGGCGATAATCCTCCGACGCTTCCGCTGTCTGGCGAGTTATCTGAGTTATCCGACTTTGAGTCCATTCGATTAATCTGGTCAAAACCAAGTAATGTTCGCTGCAGTGTTTTATTCGCTGCAGTTGCTTTCTTTGCGCTACTTGTATTTTTGTCCAGACTGGCCGCATAGTTCTGTTGTACCTTCGATGCCTTCGTGAAACTCTTCTGCCCCGTCAATGATGCGAACAACATTCCTACAGCTGTAACTGCCTGTGATACTTTCTGGATCAGTGCATTCAGGATCGGCGCAGCAACATTCAGTATCGGTGCAAATGCTGTTGCCAGGCTGTTCTTCAGCTGTGTTAAGCTCGACATCAGCATCGACAGACTGTTGTTTGTCGTGCCGCTGTACTTCGCCAGGTTCTGCATTCCTTCCTTTGCGCCATTAAAAGCTCCGGATATCAAGAAGCTTGCGAACATGAATCTGGCCGTAGTTGCCAGTGATTGGAATATTCCCCCGAGTCCTCTTCCGGTGTTCCCGAGGCCTTTCATGGAATTCTTCGTCTTATTCAGATGAGGGATTCCTGTGGCGAACTTCTGGATTAACGCGCCATAAGCTCCACCGGCTTTCTTTATCCCGCCGGTTACAGTTCCGAGTACGGATTTCATTCCAGAAAAAGTTTTTGATGCTACTGTTCCAGCCGCACTTTTCCCACCTTTGAATTGAAGATCTTGGCCTTCATATTCCATTCGTGACATTTTATTTTTATAGCCTTGTACTCTTCGCTCCGCTTTTTCAATTGATTCAGCATTTTGGAGCCATGCATCGCTCAATTTACTTACTCCGTCAGCTCCCAGATCTCTCTGTTTTGCCTTTAGGTTATCTACCGCCTTTTCCGCACGCTTCAGATCGTCTTCTACCTGCAAGTAATCATCAGTTTTTTCCTTAATTCCCGAATTTAACTGGTATCCTTTCAATGCATCACGGATCTTTGTCTGTGCTTCATTCACTTTTCCGTATATCCCTTTGCCAATTCCAGAGGCAATATTTCCATTCAATCCATCCTTAAGACTGTTCGATATCAGATTTTTCATGTTCTGAAGCTCCGGGCTTGATTCCATCATCTTCTTGATTGGGTTCTTGATCCTGGCAATGTCTTTATTCACAGAATCCGTCATTTCCTTTGTCTTAGCTTTCGCCTCATCAATGGTCTGCTTATATGGATTCGCATTACCTTCAATGATTACTTTTAATTTTTCTAATACACCATTATCCATTCCGTATCCACCTCCTTCCTTTTTTTAATCAAATAACAGCAGGATTACTCCTGCTGCCGTCGTCTGTTGAATTCTGCTGCGTATGCTCTTCTGGCTTCCTTGTATTCTTCTAATTCTTCCCTTTCTTTTTCTTCTTCATAGATCTTTTGGTCTTCTTTGAATAGATCCGGATAATATTCCCACGGATGCGGAGCATCGGCTTTTTCATCCCTCGTCATATACCTCGTGACTACTTCAGCCAGCAGGAATATATTCCGGACCTTTTCTTTAAACAATCTTCGTTCTTTTTTCTGATACCTTCTGATCATCTCTGTGATTTCCGCAGGAGAAGAATTCCAGAATACATCTTCCGGAATCTCACATTCTGCAGCGCATTCATATAATGCATCTATATAGCTTATACAATCTCGTCCATCTCCTGCAGGCTTTCCATCATCGACTCTGCCTGTTTCTCTGTAAAAAAACCGGACACAGCCATGGTCGGCATGATGATTTTTGTGAAGAAGTCCATCTGGTTTCCGCCTTCTTCTGTCCATGCATCATATAATTTCTTGACATCCTGATACGTAACACCGTGATGCCATGTCACTATTGCCTGCTGTGTGATCGTAAGCATTACTGATAACGGCGGTATTCCGTCGTTTCCAACCAGGTTTACAAGATTGGTACGGTATTTGTTTTCCAGCCGTTCAATTGCGGCTGTAGCGAGCTTCAGCTTATATGTTGTATCTCTTACTTCCCAGTAATGGAACGGCCTTCTTTTTGGCTTTTTGTCGGCAATATTTGTAATATTATCCTGTTCCATCTCTTCTTTTCCAACTTCTTCGTCAATTCCACCTAATCCCATATTTCAATTCTCCTTTTCTTATGATGGATCTTCGTAATCCAGATCACTCTCTACTGTCATTTCCAGTTCGAATTCAATAACACCATTTATACCGCCGCCTGTTCTTGTCACGCCCACGGTTGCATCATATTTTGTCACGCTTCCGTCTTTGAGAGTTTCCTTGAACTGCAGCAAGGTATTTGCTGCCGCTGCTTTTCTCATCACCCTATATGGGCTGTCCGCTTTTGTGTTGTCATATTTGAACTTATATGTCATTTCCGGAAGGTCTCCGATTCCGCTTTCATATTTTTTGTGCGGATCTGTTAAGCATGTGTTGTCTGCCTTTTCTTTTTTGATTCCAATACTCGGAATTTCTTTCAGTCCAGGAAGGTCTGTGTATGCTGCGGCATCCGATCCTGCACCATCTTTTTTTTCTCTATAAGCCAGTGTTGCGCCATTTGCTAACATTTTTTCATCACTCCTTTACGTCCAATAGACCATGTCTGAATTCATGTCTATAATGCCTTCATATCTCATCACCTTATGTTCCATACCAGATGGATCCGGTGTATCTGTACATCCTGTTCGAGTCAATCCGATCTTTTCACAAATTGTTTCATCTACCTTTAATGACGCAGGCGACGTAGAACGGTTGTGCCAGACATCAATTTTATACCGGACATACGCCTTTTCTTCTTTGTCCGTTCTTTCATACACTTTGTTCTCTTCTTCCGTAAGCTGGATTACCGGCAACTTCTTCCAGTCGCTCGGATAAGACCTTGTTACATTCTCAAACTTTTCTTCCAGCGCAGAAAAAACCTTGTCTTTGATATTTTTCATAACTGTTTCTTTAACTCCTCACCGATGATCTCTGTAATCCTATCTTCGTTGTTCTTCAGAGCCGGATACAGGAACGGCTGTGCCGGCTGTCCGGTGCACTGATAGAACCTTCCGTCCTTCGTGTCTATATACGGAAAATGGTAGTGCTCCGCAGTAGCTCTGTCGATTTCATCCGCTCCAGGACCTTCGTGTATCCACCACGGGGACTGTGTGTAAGCCGGAGATATGTTCGGAGATATGCCATTATGAGAGGCCTGTCCTTTCGGACCAGTTCCTAATTCTACATACCTGTCATGTGCTACATTCGCCCAGCACGTCCCCCTTACTGTGCTATCTTCCAATTCAGACACATCCGTCATGATCTTCTGGCGGAGTTCGCCGTCATGCACCGGTGCAATATGCTTTGCATTCTCTTGCACCAGTGCAATTCCTCTTGCGATTCCATTTTTTAGATTTACCTTCGCCATTTCTTCCAGTTTCTTCTGGAGCTTATCTGCACCTTCGATCACAACTTCTCAATCTCCATTCTCAGGAATCTTAACGGTTTAATTGAAATGATCTTATAGTCTGGTTCATCTTCCGTGAACAAGCATATTCCATCACCTTCTACCACATCCAGCCCCGAGTCGAATACATAGTGTGTGATTCCGTCTTCGTCGGTCTGTACATGGTATTTTCCATTCATGCGAAGATTGTAGATGTATGAGAGTCTCTCCCCGTATATCTCCGCCTGGATCTTTCCTCCTGCCGGCCATGCTTCTCCGGAGAACTCAAAAAGCGAGCCATACTCTGTGTACGTCCCGCCTTCACCATCTTTTCTTACCACTTTTTTCTTTAGATGGTACTCTTTTACATTTTTAGTTCTCATTCTCATAGGTTCTGCCTCCCACTCTTACCAGGCGGAATCTATTCAGTACCGCATAGATATGATCCGGAATGTCATTGAATGTATACGACTCTCCAGCTTCGCTCCTTGCGCTTTCTCCTTCGGTTCCATCCCTGTTGAATGCGATGATCGCAATCTCTCTCTGTACCGGTTCCAGTGCGGCCGGCAAGCGTTTTCTGTTCGTATATCCCAAGATCCACGCTTCTGCGTCTTCTAACAGTTCTTTTGCAGAATCTTCATCCAGTCCGGTCTTTTTCATGATTCTTTCAACCGAGTTTGCCATTTACACCATACCCTTTAACACTTCTTTTAACTGATCTTTGTTAAGAGACGATACTCCTGACATTCCTTTTTCTTTCGCAAGTGCCTTCAGTTCTTCAAGGCTCATGGATTCCAGATCCGGTTTAGACTCATCTTCTAACGGAGTGCCTTCTACTGGAGCACCTTCTGCCGTTTTATCTTCTTCCGGCGCACTGGGTAATTCTTTAAACCCTTCTTTCTTAAGAAGGGCGATCGTTGTCATCGATTCTGTTTCTCTTTCCACGTTTCCTTTCACTAAGATCATGATTTTGCCTCCTTAATGCTTAAGAATACATGTTTGATCTGGTTATCCAGTGTCCACAGGTCGTGGAACCGTCTGTAGTCCAGTAACCATGCATTTGCCTTCTGGTTCGTGTTTGGATCAAAGATTCTCATGTTGTCCAGCTTTGTTACAGCAATCGGTGCTGTGCTCGGTGACACAAAGAAGTTGATGTCTTTTGCAGATGTACCTTTTTCAAAACCTCCCTGCTTCTGCCCTTCTGTTTTTCCGTCGTTGATCTTGATTGACGTAACCATTCTATCAGATGATGTTTCAATGATCGGTACCCCATCCACCATCGGTACTTTCGTTACGATTCCGCCTTTTGCGAAATCTACAACTCTGATCCTGTCAGAGAGCTCCATTTCCAGTTCAAGGATGAAATCGCTTGTCGCCTGGCATACCAGCGGACCTAAGTAGGTGTCTCTTGCTGCCTTGAACGCTTCTTTCAGCTTTCTCAACGCAGATGTGCCTGTTGCTCCCGGGGTATAGCCGTATTCGATCATCCCGGCTTTATCTGCCGTAATTACATCCGTAGCAACCTTAGAGATACGGTAAGCGTCAATTTCCGGGATTACGCGGGTTCTCTGGAATTCACCCATAACCTTTGAAGCTTCTGGGACAAAGTTTGATTCATCCACTTCTCTTGGATCTAACTGGAACGATCTTCCTCTGTCCTGAGTCATTTCTCTTGTTTCATATTCGAGTTTTACAGATCCTCTTTCGAATCCGTTGTCCATGTCGTAGTTTCCGAGTCCGTCCAGCTCCATCTTAGGGATCTTGATCTCTTTTCCACCACTGTATTTCGCCCGGCCGGCATTCTTGTCCATCCAGCCTGTAGTCAGTTCCTGTACCGCCAGGAGATCCAGCGATTTCTGGAACAGGATAGCTTTTTCTAATGTGTTAATCGCCATGTTTTATTTCCTCCTTACATTTCTCCACGCATATATTTAAGAATCTTCTCTTCTTCCGACATGTCATTGCCGGCTGCCGGCTTCTTTAATGGTTCTCCACCCTTCAATCGTTCATTTACAGCTGCTTCAACTGCTGCCCCGAACGCTTTCTCTACAGCAGCAATAGACTTATTGCAGCTCTCTGCATCTGCGTAATTTAACACTTCCGCAAGTTCGACCGGGAGCTTCTTCTCTGTCAGTGTATTCTTTGCCTCTGCCATCAGCTCTTTGCGTGTAATCTCTGCTTCTCTGTCATCAAGTTCTTTTTTCCTTTTATCGCTGAGATATTTTTCTTTCTCAGCCGATGTCATTTTTGCCAGCCTTTCAGCTTCGGACAGTTTTTCGTTTGAAATATCTTCCCATTTCTGCCGCTCTGTCTCGAGTGCCGCCTGAATACGTTTGTCAAATTCTTCTTTATTCCCTTTCTCTTTCAGGAAATCATCAAACGATAACGGCTCAGGATCATTCTTTGTTCCTGGCTTTGGCTCCCCTCCTCCAGGTTCTCCTCCCGATCCCGGATCATCACCTCCTGGTTCAGCCGCAAAAAACTGCAGTCTAAGCTGCATTTTCATGTTTCTCTTTTTCATCTTTTTCCTTTCTGCCGGATGATCTTCCGGGCTTAGTTATTTCTGTTCTTTACCGCCTGCAGAAAAAGGCACAAAAATAAGACGCATAACCCTGCGTCTCAAAGGGAGATAATTGGATCACCGCCTTTCTACTGATAGCCGCTTACCATCGAAACATACCGTGTCACCGATTTTTGCAAATTCATGGTTTATTCTCACTCCTTTCAGTTTTGCTGTCCCATCGTCAATTACGTAAATAAATTTGATCATGTCATCATCGATCCGGATCGCCAGCCATTTTGGTGCCATTCTGTCCGCATCTGATTTAACTGTGTATTTCCATTTGCGTTTCATATTCTTGATATAAAAATACCACCAGTTATCAAACTGATGGCATTTATTCCTTATGGTTTTTACATCTCATGCATATGTCTTTGTAATCCGCTGTATTCAATACCTCTTTCGGTATTGTCCAGTTCGGTGCCAGCCCTTCCACATTCATATGGATGTCATAGCACACAGCATCGTCAATTTCCTTCTTTAGCAGCGGACACTTTATTCTTTTTACTCTTTGCTGCATACTTTTCTGCCACCTCCCTTATTTTCAATGTGTTCTCATCGAACTCCTGACTTGTAAATGTTGTCCGGATGTTTTTGTTTTCCACATCAACATACGTAGCACCATCCTTGCTGTAGTAATTCACAAATCTGCCGTTCCATCTGGTAAGCGATATATCGGCTTCTTTTATAAAGCGTTCTGCCTCTGCTCTGCTTACCTGATGTGATCGCTCCGTATTTATATGACTTTCATCGTATGTGTATTCCGATGTATCGATTTTTTCCGGTTTAATCTTTGCAATACCTTTTATTCCAGCTTTGTCTAGTGCTTTCTGTGCTTTGTAGTCTTTCTTTGTGTTTCCTGGATGATCTGTCAGATATTTCTTATAACCTTTCAGATCTTTCCATTCCTCAGGTTTATTATACTTCATTTCCTGGAATGCATCCAGTGTTTTACCAGCATCCTTACCAACTACTTTTCTATATTGCTTATATTGCTTCCTGTCCTCTGCAACATGTTTGATTTTCTTTTGTTCCAGCTCCGCATTCGGTTTTCCTTGTACGTATTCTTTGTACCACTTAGCATAAGTCATAGATGCCGGTATCTTTATCCTCTTCCCGGTTTCCGGATCTAGTGCGCTGCGCTGCAGTCTCTGGATATCCGCTTCATCTGTCACTGCTGTGACGGTGCATCTGCACCATGGGTGCATCGGTGGGCAGTTTTCTGCAATCTTTCTTTCGGATATCAGGAATATCTTGCCGTCCAGCGGTACGCAATGCGTTTCACAAGTCCTTAAATCGAGAGTGGCAAGGTATCTATACTTTTTAATCCCGCAAGCCTTATAGCTTTCAAAATTCATTTCCGTAAAAATATAATTACTCTCTGTTCTTACAAGGCGTCTCGCCTTGCTGGAGCCCTGTGCAAATTTGTAGGATATAGCCTCAGCGATTTCCCTGTCCGGTCGTCCGGTCATCATGCTGACCAGCATTTCCTCTTTCAGAGATTCGGCCAGTTCCTGTGTGTTATTCCATATTCTTTCCGAGTAGTTCTTCCCGGACCACCTGCTGTTTAGCAGCATATCTATCTTTTCTGCAGATACGTGCGCAAACTCAAATGCTGCATCTGCTTTCTGCTGAATATCGAATATGCTTTTATAATATGATTCCTGTGCCAAGTTTGTATAAAATCTTTGGTTTTCTATCAGCTCCTGGTTGTACACATTTGTCATAATCGTATTTATCTGAATCTGCAGCTGTCTGAACTTGTCCAGACGTGCCGCATATGCCGGAGCTTCCAGCTTTGCCAGGAGATTTTTCTTCGATTCATCCTTATCGTCTGCTTTCAGCTTTGCCAGGAGTTCGTCTAAGGATGTCCGGTCCTGCATAAGGTTTAACAGAGACATTGCGTCTGTTTCTGTCAATCCATGTTTTTCCTGGTACTTTTCAAACACCTGATCTGCTGCCAGCTGCAGATATCTGGATGCCTTCTGATACGCCTTTGCTATTTCATCCGCCTTTTTTTCTGCGTTCTCAAATACTTCATAAGCATTCTGTACCTGCCGTTTTTCCCAGTAGCCGTTACTCATCCGTTAAATCCTCGCCACTTTTATCCTTGGTCTTATCCTTTTTCTGATCCGGATCTTCTGGTTCATCGAGTGAATCTTCCGGCGGATCGTTCGGATGGTTCCCGAACAGTTGCTGTTGCTGTTTTATATTTTCTGCTGTTTCTTTTTCTACGGCTTTAAGTTCTTCGTCTACATCATCGACAAAAGGAATCTGTGCCAATAAGGTTTTTTTGCTGACCTTGCCCCATAAGTTGGCCACATACTGACTGATCTCCAAGAGGTTTTTTGGCATCGATCTAGTAAATACCGGTGTGATGCCTCGCGGATCAATTTGAATTGTGGACCTTGTGAACATATAGTTGGTGAATATCCGCATTCTCTTTCTGAGTCCCTTTTTGTAGTACCTCGTCTTGATCTTGGTAATATTCTCCATTCCCAGGAGCTTGAACTCCATGGCCACACCAGAAACATTCCCGCCGAAGCTTTCATCTGACATGCATGGAATATGGCTGAATTTATGGATATCCTGTTCAATTGCTTTTTTTAGTATCTCCACACCGTTTTCGTCATACGTTCGGACCAGATATTCTGCTTTTGCATCTTTCGGTAATTCTACATACTTATCTTCTGCCAGTCTTTTCATGGCTTTTCTTCCATTACCTTCAGATTCTTCATCCATTTCATCGTCATCATCTGCCAGCATTGCTCCGTAGATGGCCAGTATCGCATCGATGAACTGTTCTTTATCCGTTACACGGTCGCTCATCAACACATTATAAGCATCAATCAGCGGTATCTGTAGTTCAAAATCTCCAATGGCGAGCTTATTATTCAGGTATTCAATCACAGGTACCTCGCCTTTATTGTGTGGTTCTGGTGTCTCGTACAAGTTCTGTGGATCGTCATTATTGATGATATTTAGCACGTATTTGTAATTCTGTGTCAATATGGTGGCTATGTATTTCGTTACCTCCCGGTCTGTGTCATCTTTCTGCTCGTAATAATATACAGCGAATAATTCGTTTTCCTCAATGGTGTTGTCAATAACCATGAACGTGTTTTCCGGAGGAAGGTTCTTGACAACTAACGACGTTTCATCTTTTTTGGTATAGATGTATTCGTACGCTCTGCCATAGATCGACAGGTCAAGCCCATTATCTCCATCCACCTCATCCGCCCCTGCATTCTCCAGTTCGTCCGTCAGCTCAGTAATATCATCATTACTTTTATAACTGACCGGATTCCCGATAAAGTAAGAAGATGCGGTATCCGAAATATCTTTGGCGTGATTGCATACCAATTTATTCTCTCTGTTCGTTTCTTCGAGAATGTCATGTTTGCCTTCATAATATCTTTTTAACTTATTCAGTCTTTCATATCCTGATCGATGTTTGAGGATCAAATGCCGGATTGCCTGCTTATTCGGATTCATTTCATCCCATTCCTCTGCAGGCATAACAAAATTATACATATCTTTCTCACCTCCTTAGTGGAATCCCACTTTCGTTTTATTCTTAATTCTTGCTCTCTGTACATTTAAGATGGTGTAGCAGAAATATCTCACTGCATCCATTGCATGGTCAAACTGTTTTACCGGTTTGTCCTCTCCTCTTTCTGCTGCCTTTTCATCCCATACGTAAGTAGCAAACTCTTTTCTTGTATTTACGCATTCATCGCTGAATTTTATTTTTTCTCTGTTTAGGCATGTGCCTACTACGCGGATACCGTCTTCTACGTCATTCTTGGCTTTAATGACGTTGTATCCTCTCTTCTGTAATTCCGTTATGAATGATGCTGCTGCCGGATCCACGATAATCGCTTTTATCTTCGTTCCTTCCAGCCACTTCTTCAGATCCGCAGCATACTCTGAATCTGTTTTCTGCTGTTTCCTTTCTCTTCCGGAGTAATAGTATTCTCTGGTACAGTACCATGTTCCGTCTACGCCCTTGTTCCATAACAGGAAGACTGTAGCGTTCTGTGTACCGTAATCACAACTTACATATCTATTTCCGTTTATCAGCAGCCGGAAAAACTCTGTTATCTTTTTTACATGCCGTTCTTCATCGAACATGTCATAGATAATACCTTCTGCCATTGCCCACAGGCCAAGGATGTAGCGCTTGTAGAATACCCCTCTGTATGTATTCCGGTATCTTTCCTTAATCTCTTCGCTGAGACTCAGGTTGTCATCCATTACAAAATGTACGTATAGGATATTCTTGACCGGTTCATCTTTCGCCCTTAACTCTGCTGCCCGTTCTTTTCCAATGTATCCAACAGCTCGGTCTATCCAATTGACCTTAAACCAATGGTAAGGTCCGGAAGGGTTGCAGTTAAACCAGAACTTCGATCCATCTACCGAACATCGGCCGGTAGCCTGATTCACGAAACTTTCCGGCATAAGCGCCACTTCATCAAAGAAGACTCCTGCCAGTGTGATTCCCTGTATCAGATCCTGGGAGCTTTCGTCCCTTCCACCGAATATGTAGAAGTTATTAGTCGTTTTTCCTCTTGTGATCACTATCAGGTTGTCGGCTCTGTGGTCTACCACACCGTAGCCTCTTGCCTTTAGCATGAGTTTTAGCCAAAACAGTACGTTCCTTCGAAATGATCCGATGGTTTTCCCGCACATGGCGAAATTCTGTCCGTTGAACGTTTCCATCGCCCACATCACGTAGGATAGCGACATGCACACTGTCTTTCCCGATCGGATAGCTCCATCTGCTATAATCCCATCGTAATCTTTTACGGGCGACGTCGCACACCACCATGTCAGTACCTGTTTCTGCTTTTTTGAGAACGGTTTGAACTTGAATATCTGATTATATACTGTCTGCAGACGGCTTTTCTTCATAGCCTGGATCTTTTTCTTCAGATTTGTGATCTTTTCATACATCCTGATCACCCCAAACTTCTGAAGCTGTAGCGTTCATGGCATCCATGAATCCGTCGTCCGCTGTTTCATGCGATCCTCCATCCTGTTTCATGATCTGGAGTTCTAACTGCATCGTAGCAAGTTCTAACTTGGCATCATCGTAGCCAAACTTATGGATAGCTTCGATTGCCTTCTGTTTCTTGGCCTGTACCCTCGTGAGTGCATCTTCTATCTGCTGGATTTGGCCAAGTATTCCGGCATATTCTTTTAGTTCTGTACAGTCTCCTTTTTCCAGTCCATCGGTGTATTTTACTACCGTCATTCCCGGTGGCGACTTCTCATCCTCGTTTTGCTGTGTTTCAGCATTTTTCAATGCTTCTATTCGGTGCAACATGCGGTATTCACGAACCGTAAGTAGCTGTATTTCTTGTAAAAGCAGTTGCTCTTTGTCGAGCCCAATCGTCTCGGCCAGCTGCAGTTCTTCCGGATTCAGGGTATCAAAAAAGAGAGTTTCGAACTCTCCTGTCTTAACTGCATTCTTGTTTCCCGGCGGCCCTGTCCCGCCATGCCCTTTGGCATTTTTGTTTCCCGGCTGACCGCCTCTTTTTTTCGCAACGTTGCGTTTTTTCTTTTGCAACGTTGCATTATCCCAGCACTGTCTGTTCTTCCAGCTCCGGACTGTCCCAACCGGAACATCCAGTTCCTTAGCAATCTCAATTAATTTCAGCCCTTTGTCATATAATTCTTTCGCTTCAATAGCCCTCTGATCGGGTGCTCTTGCCACGCCTCACCACCCCTCATTCATTTCGTTTTTGATTTTTATCTTTCAACAATCTCGTTTTATCTTTTATTTTCACGTAAAAAGGTGGCAACATCATCTGCTGCCACCTTCAGGGTGAGTATGTCCTTTTCAATTTTCGGACAATATCATAATAACACACTTTTATGTATCCTGAGTCCCCCTCTTTTTAAATTTTGTTGACAGGAGGTAATAGAACTTCCGTCTTCTGTCGTAGTACATTTTCTTTCCGCACGGCATCCCTTTTGCATCCCTCAAGTATCTGTATGTAGCATATTCTGTAGTTACCCCTTCCAGCAGCCACTGATAGATCTCCGGATCTGCTTCAATTGCTGTCTGTTCGATTCGCTTGCACTTTTCTTCCAGTTCTACACGCCTGATAGCCAGGCGCTCTGTAGCGGACGCCTGGCTCGGACTGCCTTTTCCTTCCTGGCCATATTGCATGGCTTTTATAGTATTTGTAAGTTCTGCGAGTTCCCTTCTCCATTCTGGATATTGTAAACAGTGATATTTTACTTCAAGAAACTGATATTTGTTAATGCCATATTTATCTTCGTTAATCGGTCTGATCTTCAACTTTATATCTCCTTCCTGTTCGTCTGTCGCGAACGATCAGGATTTCGAATCCGAACAGACTGGCTATATCCTGCAGATCTTTTAACGCTCTCCGCATATGATACGGCATTCTGTTATACCTTGCTATTGCCTTTTCTGCTGTTGTGTCCTTATACCCTTCGTGATTCATATTATCTCCTTTACGCCGACGTCCTGATTCTGACGCTTCGTAAGGTTTCTGGTGTGGATTCTGCATAGTATCTTGCTGTTACTTCTGGACTTGCATGTCCCATGATTTCTTGTATAATACCAATATCTGCTCCACGGTTCTTGAGATTCATGCCGAGCGTTTTACGCATCTTGTGCGGATATACCCTGCATGACATACCTTCTCTCTTTCCGATCCGCTTGATAACGTCCCTTAATCCATTGACGGAAAGTCTCGCAAAAGGTTTCCTCTGAGCAACGAACAGTGCCGGATTATCATCTGTACGGGTGTCGAGGTATCTCTTTAGATGGAACCTTGCCACCTCATCCAGATAGATTACTCTATAGCGTTCGCTCTTTTCACTCAGGATCATGATATCTCCTGTACTCCAGTCAATGTCTTCCCGGTTCAGTGGCGCAATCTCTCCGATTCTTGCTCCGGTACTGCGGAACACTTCAATAATGGCACGGTCGCGTTTGGATTCACAGCCTTCCCTTAACTCTTCCATCTCTGCTGGCCGGAAGTAGTCAATCGGCTTTCTCACTTCTTTCAGTGCTTCCGTATTCTCCACTGGGTTGAAAGTTATAAAGTGTTCTTTCCGCATCCATGTGAAGAAGGCAGACAGGTACCGTCTCTCATTATTTACGGTTGCTGCTGTATTCTTATTGCCTTTCTTTCCAGATCGTTCCGAATACCAGTGCAAATAATAATCGATGTCAATCTCATCAATTTTATTCAATGGTTTATTCAGCGCTGTTGCTAATCTCGTAGCAGCATCTCTGTACTGGTTCTTTGTGACCTGCCGGAGATTTTTCTTTTTGATCATCATAAGACCGATGTAGTACCGGTTCTGCTCTTCGTAAGATACTTTTAACTCCGCTGGGAGTGTGGTAATCTCTTCCATGTTTACCGCAACCAGTTGCTCTTCCAGTATCTTCTGCAGGATGTCCAGAGTTGTTCTGTCTACATACTGAGACATCCGGAAAATGACATTATTAATAACTTCCGCTTTAATGTTGGTATTATACATAGTAACCCTCCTTGAAACCTAAGAGGCATCTATGTTATAATGTCCTTAGGTATAAGTGATGAGCAGTAGATATGTGTCTGGCAGGACGGATCTACTGCTTGTTTTTATGTTACTTTCACTCACCCTTTTCTTCATTCGTCTGTGCGATGTCGCACATGTTTATTTCTTCGGTGATTTATTCACCTTTTCTACCATAATGTCTGTTTCCTTTTCCTCCCTTCTTTATGCACGGTGCATTCTGCTGCCGGCGGGAATTCTATATCGTCCGGTTGCGTGTGATACAATACCCGGTTGGTGCTATGTTTTATATTTTTCTTCTATCTTCCGGAGCTGCTCTATGTGCCACAGTACTCTCTTCTTATCCCACCATTTTTCTATCTCCTTTGCTGTGTGTAAAACACACGGAAAAATCACAGGATGCAGGAATGCTGTTAGCCATATCACGATGATCATGTTTCGTGTCATCTGCCTGCTCCTTTCAAGAATTGGCTATACATCCGTTTCTTCCAGCCTGTTTCTGGTGGTGCTGGTCCACGGTTATGTTCGGCCAGGGTTCTTATCAGATCTTCAAATTCTGCTGCCGCCTGTTCTGAAAGTTCTTCCTTCAGGTTGACATTGCTCATCCAGCTGAATCCGTATTTTTTAAGAATATCTTTTCTTGTCATTACAATTTACCTATTACCCTTTTCCCTTCTTCGGTCTGTTTCCATTCGTCGTACTCGTCCCATGTTTCTTTTGTAATCACCTCATGCCAGTCTTTTGGGTGTTCCTCCAAGATCTCCGGATGTTTTCGTTTTAAGAATTCTTTCATTCCAGGTGTTCCTAAAAATATCATTTTTTCTTTCTCCTCTCTTCTGTTTCCCATTTGCACATGTTCCACCACTCGCAGAACAAGCAGCATCCCAGGCACCGGTTTGTGCTTACCATTATGAACCAGTGTTTTAATTTTTCTTTTATCTCCATGTCATTCACCTCTTCTTATGCATCTCAACAAATCTTCTATGCCTTGTTCATAGCCCTCTTTGTACTTCTGTGCTTTTTCAAGTTCATTTGACGCTCGCTTCGTGTTGCAGTCTGTTGGCCGCTTCTTCTATCTGGTCATATTCTTGGCTATTCAATGTTTCCGCCACCTTTCACCAATTCGATCGCTTCTATATATGCCTGTATGTAATCTTCTGCTGTATTGTTGGCAATTTCATCAAGCTCATCCGCCGGTTTTTCTACCATTAATCTTCCGGCATATTCTATCTTGTCTTCCAGTTTCTTTACAATTGCTTCGGGATTGTATGCTGTAGTGTAGCTTTTCAGCATTTTGATTTCTATTCTGCAATTTTCTATGTTTCTCTTAATTCTTCGTACCTTTTCGTCTATGTCATATAGACTGCTGCCAGGCATTCCTCCTGATCTCCATCGGTCAATGGCTTTGTATGAGCGTTTTATTTCTTCTTCAATCTTCTTGATTTCTGCGTCCGCATCAATTAATCTCATTCAATTTTCCTCCATTTCTGTCCTCGCTTATAGCTCATTCTTCCTTCGCAGATATTTTTCCACACCATATCCTTAAGTTCATTCATGAAGATAGCTGCTGTTCCTCTTTCAATACAGTTGCCTTCAACTACATAGACATCTCCTGTCAATTTATTTAAATCAATCAATTCCGAGTCTTTTGGATTGATTGCGATAATCTGGATCTCGTTCATCCGCATCTGTCTCATCTTTTCTATTATTTCTGCCGCACTCATTTGAATTCCATTGTCATCCCTGACACATGGTCCAATAGGAGTTGCGTAGAAATATGTGTCTTCTGCTGCATTTGATAGAGACGGAGCGCACGACTGGCAAGTATCCCATTCTTGGCACCTAGCAAGTGTTTGGCTTTTTCCGTAGCATAATTTTCCTTTCTTCATCTCCGTCATTCCTTTCTCATTCTGTTTCGATCGTTATAATTGCCGGATTTACAACTCCGTCGCCATCATAGTAATATTCTTTGTTGTGCCATTTCCTGAGGTATTCTCCGTATATCCAGCACTGCGAAAGAATACTAACTGCTGCCCCATACATGAACCCGGTTATTCCCTCTATGTCAGCCTCATGGCTCAATTTTCCTGCATTATCTACAATGGCTTTTTCCGGATCGGCCGATTCTGCAATTTTCTTTTCCAGCAAACCAGCCCATCTTTCAGCATATGTAAAGCAAGCTCTTCCATATGGATCGCTGTTTTTTTCATACCAGTCTTTGTATTCCTGTTCTTTACCTTCTAAAATTTTCATCTTTCTTCGTCCTCTCATCGCGTCCTGTTCCCATAGTACAGAGCACATTCTTTACATTCATCTATTGGTTCTCCTCCGCCGTTACCTGTTCGTAAACCGGCGCATCGATCTTCTTCGTATTCGGGATGTTCATATTGGTGTACTAGATAGCAGTTATCAATTCCCTGTTTTACTGTTATGTGCATTCTCATTATTCCTTTCTTCGAGTAATTCCGGATTATCAAATATATTGCCTATTGCTTCCATCTTGTTCGCCTTAATATAAAAGTCCGTTAATGGCATTGGATAGCAGAATGGCTCACATTTGCTGAGCGTATCCGTCGGAATCACTTCGTAATGCCATCCGATCGCACTATCTATCGCTTCTTCTCTTGCGAGGTCTATCACATCAAATTCTCCGAACGCTACTTTTGCAAGATCGTCTGGATTGCCGTGACACATCAGTATATCGTTTTCCCAGATTCTCTTTCCGTTCTTGTCATGCAATCCCGTATAGGCGCAAATGGTATTTTTGTCAATTAGCATTTCGCATTCCAGGTCTTTGCTATAAATATAGTCTTCATCCCAGAGAAGACCTTCTACCCATTGTCCTTCCAGGTCTTTATTTGCGACTACTACATGTTCATGCTTTGCTTTGAATAATATCTCTCTATCCATTTTCATCCTCCAAGTAATTCTTTATGCCTAACGCTCTGAATTCTTCTCTCGTATGGGTTTCTTCGTACTTCCGTTGGAATATCTTGCATAACAACTCTCTGGTCTCTCTGCAGTTATGTGCGGCTCTTGGTCCGTCTTTATGATGAGCTGGACACAGGTAGACTTTAAAGCCGTTCTCCTCACTGACTTTTCTCAGTCCGCCACCGTAGAACACATGATGTTCCTCCGTGTACTGCTGCCGGCAGATGCCTTCCATTCTGCACAGAAAGCATTCACCTTTCACTGTGTCTACGATCGGAGCTGGATGGTGCTTTCTTTTTTTCTTCTTGGTTGGCTTCGGGAACATTAATTCACACATTCAATCTCATCTCCATTCCGATCAACCTCGGTTTCGAAGAATTCTTTCCAGAATGATTCCTTCGTCAAGACTCCAAAACTTACTCCCGGCATATTACGGATTGCCTTTTCCATGGCTTTTCCCATGTATTCTGCTGCCGTATCGGCATCGACAGATGATATATATAATCTTCTGGTGGCGTATGCTGGCTTTACTTCTTCAGGTAACTCCTGCTGCTCTGGTGGATTCATATTCGGCGGGCAGTATTCCGGGAAATCTTTGGTCAGTTCTGTCTGTCCTGGAATCTGAGTTTCATCAGTAATTTCCTGTTGGAACTCGGTTTTTGTTTCCGGAGTTTCTTCTGCCTTTTCTGGCTCTTTCTCTTTTGTTTCTGCAGGTACTGTAGTGGTGTCAGGTGTCTCAGTTGGTTTTTCTTCATCTTTTGTCGGTAATTCCTCGCTTTTTGCCGGTGGATCCGGCTGTTTTGTTTGTGGTTCTGCCGGTTTTGTTTCCGATCGTTCCGTTTTTGGTGCTGGGCGTTCCGTTTTTATAGGTTTCCGTTCTGGTTTCTTCGCTTTTACCACCTTGGATTCTTTTCTCTTTTTCGGTTGCACCGGTGCAATTTCTTCTTTTTTCGGGAATTCTTCTCCATACACCTCTTTCCAGGTCTTTTCTGCATCTTCACCGTCTGCAATCATCGTACAGTAACTCAATGCATCGTCCCAGGAATAGAACTCTTTATTTCCTGACCGCACCATATGTAATGTAATATCTTTGGATTCGTGCATATAGAGCATGATTCGGCCAATTCCCTGGATACGGGTGCTATATATCTTGTCTCCATCCGGTGCAAGTACTTCCTGAAGATATTTGATCCCGCAGGTTGTCCGTACTGTTTCGTGCATGGTTTTATATAATTCCGGTTCATCATGGAATATCTGGTGCAATGCTTTCTCCAGGTTGCCGAGGTCTTTCTGTTCTTCCTTCTGCCCCTCCAGGATTACTTCGATATCCGTGATCTTCTCTTCTTCTTCGATTTCTTCTTTTACAGCCTGAATTTCTGTTTTGCTGTATGCCGGTGTCAATTCTTCTACCACTTCTTCCGGAAGTGTTAACATTAATGCAAGTTTCGCATAACCGAACCCCTGGTACTGATCCTGCAGTTTCGGGGAATAGCCACCTTCAGAAAATTTGTCGTTGATTTTTATATATCTCGATACCTGAGAGGCATCCAGTTTGTATTCGTTCCAGGCAAATTCTTTTTCATCTGCATATCCGGAACCTTGCAGAATATCTGTATCCCTTGCCTGTTTCAACAGGTAGCCGGTGAGGACAAAGTCCTCTACCGTTCTGTTTAATACTCTGTTTACTGCCTGTTTAAACTCTTCATACCCGTTGTAATTTATAAGCTCGTCCATCTTATACCGCCTTTTCTAATAATTCTTCGATCTCTTCTGCGTCCATGAAGTCTTCTGCCAGTCCCTGCAGGACTCTTGTATTGTTCTTTGCTTTCAGATCTTCTATATTTGCATTTCTCTTCTCTTTGCTGATCTTGGCCAGCTCCTTGTCTGCTTTGGTCAGACGTTTCTTCAGAACTCTCTGCCATTCCTTCAGGAAATCTCTGATCTGTTCAATTCCCGGTTCTTCATCCATGTAGCTCCTGTGCTGTCTGATCGTTCCGGATGGCTCAACCTCAATCGTGTAGAACGGCACGCCTTCCTGTTCTTTTCTTCTCAAGAAGCAGATATAGGTTTCTCTTGTCTCGATCCGGTCAAAATACCGCTCACTGCTGCCGGCGCAATGATGCAGGGCACGTCCTTCTTTTACGATATCTACCAGTGATTCCGGTACGATGATCTTGTACTCTTCGTTTTCGTACTCATATCGATCTTTAATCTCGTGTAAGGTCTGCTCTGCTGTCGGGTATTTCTCCCGCATTTCCTGAGCATATTGTTCTCTTTCTTTCTGGCTTGCCATCATTTCTTTCAGAATATCCATCTGTTGTTTATCGATCACGATTTCATCATGTCGTCTTTTCAGCTCTCTCGGTCGATATGTAAGCTCGTCCTTCATATTCTTGTTGCATGCTTTACACATGCTCAGATAGTCGTTGTACTGCTCCAGGACAGCTTCTTCCGTGAATCCCGGATACTGTTCTTTCTGCTGCCGGCGGATGTAATTCATCAGCTGTGTAGTGCTCAGATACTTTCCGGCATGATATCTAATATTCTCCGGCCCAAGTCCGCATCTCAGCAGCCATCTCAGAGTATCTGTCGGTATCTTTTCTCCTGTTTCGTCTGAATATTGCATCCAGCGAACCATTTCATTTCCACCGTTTTCGTCACGGATCCGGTTGATTTTTTGCCGATCGTTGATGTAGAACATTTTGTTTATGTTCTTTGCCCTTATGTCTAATGGTCCGTAGTATGCCATGTTCCATCCCGGATATTCCGTGCATGCAATAGTTTCTCTTAAAAGATTCCGGAACCGTCCTTTGGCCAGATATTCTATCTTTTCTGCGTAACCTTTTACCTGATATACTCCGGATAGCAGCCGGTTGTAGTTTAATTTCCAACCGGCTGCTGCCAGGAATTCTATAATCCTGATGGCATCCTTATACGCTGTGTTTTTCAGTGCTTCACTGTAATCTCCCGGATACATATAGCCGTCTCTTGCCCGGTAGTTCAGGTTGTTGCTTTTATGCCATCCTTCCCATGGGATATTGTAAAAAATCTTGTAATCATATCTATTACTCTTAAAAAGGTCCTGCTTATATATCACAATACGGATTTCCTCATCGATTTCTATCCGCCGTCTTCCAGAATCCCATTCGATGTCTACACGGAAGATTCTTAATACACTCGCTGTCTCATCGATCTTATCAAGTTTGTACAGACTCTCCGGCTTGGCTGTTATACTATCTGTTCTGGTTTTTACCTGAACGATTTTCCCGCAAGACGGACATCTCACCATATCATTATGTGTCGCTTTCTTTTTGCCCTGATGTATCGGCGTTAACTCAGATCTGTCAAATGATTCTCCACAATTTGTGCAGCTGAAGTTCTCTGTTCCTTTTTCTTTAAACATATAATCCTCACCAGCTGTCTTTTCAAAGAACCATTGATCTGCGTCTTTAGGAAGTGCCGGTGCTTTGCTCATGAAATTATTTATCTTCTCTTTTCTGTTATGCTCTGCGGTCTGTCTGACATCATAATCGTAACTGTATTCCATGTGATCTATGCGGCTCCATACATCATTTGCGCAATATTCATCCTGTGTTATATTCAAGAGTCTCTTTCTATCTTCCTCTGAATCAATCTTTGGATACTTATAAGCATGTTTCATCCATACCCATTCGTACCAGTTTCCTTCTATTGCTGTTATGAGTTTTCCTTTCTTCCAGCCATTCTTTTCGGTCCAATATTCGTGTTCTCCTGTTTTGCAGTTGATGCAGTATCTCACTGCCAGAATCTTGTCGTTGAATACATTAATGATTGCGATATCGTCTAATGTCTGGATTGTCGCGATATGCCCTTTTTTCCTGGTCTTTGCTGGTTCTATCTTCTCAATTGCTTTCCGTTTCATCTTGCACCTCCACGAGTTCCCGGTTGGCTGTGATCGTATATTTTACTCCCGGTTTGATTCCACTCTGCCCTACTACGCCAACCTTGGCCGCTATAATGTTTCCTTCACTCTCAAGGATCCATCCGACCGCCGTTCCCTCAATCCCGTATACGATTGGTCTTTCTCCTCTTGCTATTGCAAGCAGTGTACCGGTTTTTGTATATGCAGCATCGTTCGTGATCATCACTCCACCCACCATACTGATCCATTTTCTTTGCGGGTGCTCAACCATGTACATCATGGTGTGACCGGCGATATCCAGCAGATCCAGTTCTTTGATCAGTGTTAATTCCGTGGATACTACCATGGAACAGCCATCTTCTTCATCGATACTTCCTCCTGATTCGCACAAGAAGAACCGGCTTTTATCGTTCAGCCCGTACCACATCATGCAGTCTGGGAGATATTCTGCAGCATGGAAGCCTGTACTTCTGGTTTTACTTTTCTCTTCCCTGTATGTTTTTCCAGACTCGTATTGGAAGATTCCGTTCCCGTAGGTTGCTTTCAGATCTTCCGTGAATCCTTTGTATGTTCTCATTTTTCTTCACCCTTATAATATTTTTCTGCAATTTTTCTAATCTGTGCTTTTCCAGGAATTCCAAGATAGATAGGTGGTTTTAAGCCTGCTGCCCGTACGATTCTATCATCCAGTTGCGCTTTCGTTTCAAACGATACTTTTAATATCTGTGCCATACATTTTTCAAGACTTTTTCCTTTCTTACGTACGGCTTGCGCCATCTGGTCATCTTCTTCACACATCTGGATCAGGAAGTTTTTCCAGTCTTCCATCATGTTTTTGAGTCCTAAATCTTTCGATTCCATTTCCAATTTTCCGATCGCTGCCAGTAACGGAGTAGTCAGAGAATCTATTACACCGGTGCAAAAATCCTCTGCGTCCTCCGGATCTAAGCCATTTTCTTCTGCTATCGTCTTGATAGCGTCCAGATCTCCTTCTTTTAACTGTGCTGCTGCCGCCCTGTTGATTTCCTCAGCAGAGTCAAATTCTCCAAATTTATCAAACATCTATGTATCCTCCATTATTTTTCTAATTTCGTTGCTGTATACATGTCGTCCCTTTTCCATCCTGATCAAATGCCCCTGCATCTTCTTCCAGAGCTTCTGCCAGCCTTCTGCGTTGGCGATCGGTGTTCCATTAGTTTTCCGGAAGTCATTTCCCGCCCATCCGCTGATGTGATAGTCGATCATGTTCACCACAAATGTGTCCTCACAGTGGATATGGACCTCACAGGACTGGTTCAGGCGGTTCAATGCTTCAGTAATTGCCTTTACTTCCGTCTCATGACGTGTGCCTTTTATCTGACCGGTATCTCGGATTTTTCCGATTCCTCCGGACTTCTTTGCACAGGTGCAGACGAATCCATATTTTCCCATGGTTTTACTGTTTGAACTGGATTTTACGGCTATGTAAATATCTACTCTAAACATGGTCTTTCTGTGCCCCTTTGGTGTTCCTGTTTGGTACTATTCTCTGTTTTGAGAATATCGTCGATCTGTTCCCGTCTCCTGGCTATCACTTCATCGAGCGCATCTTTTAACACATTTGCATTATCTACTGCGAGTTTAGGCGTGTCCGTGTGGTGCTCATGCAACGCTTTGTTCAGCTCGACTGATACCGCAACTAATTCTTTTAGTTTCTGTTCGCTGGCATCGTGTAAAATCAGCATTTTAAATCCTCCTGTTCAATCGAATCATCGTACACCTCCGGTACTTATATCCCGTTTTTGGATTTATCCCCTCCCAGATACGGGATATGTAGTAGCCTTTCTTCGGTTTCACCTCTTTTTTCCATCTCCGGAGCTTGTCCTCATGTGGATCCGGCAGAGGCATATTCTTGGATGTGTTGTAACTCGACTCTTTTATTCTTGTTTTTCCTTCCGTTCCATCTTTTTTCTTTTCAACTGTGTTTTTATCCTTTGTCATGTAGCAGGCAAGACGCATGAAATCTTCATCATAGAATTTGCTTCTCTTGATTTCTGTAATCCATGTGCCTCCATGGTCCCAGGCTTTCTGAACGATACTGGCCGAATCTCCGATTTCATTTACTATCAGATGTATATGCCATGCTCCTTTTGTTCCCTGTTCTATATTCCGAATCCAGAATAGTTCGTATCCTCTTTTTCTGTACGCCCTTCGGACTTTTGCTATCGACCGTCTGAAATCTTTCAAGGCTTCTTGCATATCGGGAGGTCGTTCTTCTATGCTGTAGGTCCATGTTAGGAACAGATCTGTTTCTTTAAAATACTGCAGCAATCTTTGTCTGCATCTTTTCTCTTTGTTCCATTTGTTCACTCGGAGCATATCTTCTTTTGTGGCTTTTCTTCTTTTCATCCTCTTTAAGCCTGGCGCTCCATACCTTCCATCGTGATACTCCTCTATTTCCAGAATATCTCCACC